CCACAGATTCAAGAACTGCTACAAGCAATTAAGGGTCGATAATGGGAATTGAAAACATCGCAACAGGATACAAACCTGAGTTTGCTCTTGGGGCTTTGTATCATGGGTTTAATGCTGGGAGTGCAGACAATGCCTCTCAGCTTGCAAATCTAGTTCAAGAACAAGCACTGCAAAAATCACGTATTGGTGATCCACTTGATCTGATTCAGAAATTCTACGAAGCGCAACTAGCTAATGCAAAGAGCCAATCTCCTGATTACATTCCAATGCAATTGTCTGGACAGATTGGACAGATGCAAACACAGGAAGCTGCGGGTAAGACAGCACAAGCACTGCAACCATTTAAACAAAAAGCTGAACAGGCTCAACTAGAAAATGCTCAGGCAAAGGATACTTTGTTTGGTAATATGTATCGTGGTATGGTAAAACAACATGATCAATCCCTTGATCCAAATGTACGCGAAGCTGCCGCCCAAGGAGCAAGTATTCTTGCAGGTTCTCTTGCAGAGAATGATCCTAAATATATTCAACAAAAGGGTCTACTCGGTATGAAGGGTGAGCAGAATTTGGACTTAGAAGAGATGCGTCAAGCCGGTCGTATTCGCATAGCCAGTCTTAAACCTGACGCTATTCGTGGGGATAAAACTGCTCAAGAAGCACTCGTTAAAGAACTACAACGAATGAGAGCAAGTGGAGAAATTAGTCCTGCCGAATATGCAACAGAACTCACTGAACTTCAGAATGCTATTCTTGCTGCGAAGGTTCAACCGGGTCAGGAACTTGATCCAAACAATCCTGCACTCAAGGGTCTATTTAAACCTAAGCCTGCACAACAAGGTTACACAGCACCTATTGCTAATGGCACACAGTCTGTTACACCAGTGCCAGCTTCCTTACAGTCTCAAGTAGAAGCTTCTGGTGTTGCTTACGAACCAAGTAAATACGATTATCGTGTTGTTGAAGGTAAAGTTCAACGAAAACTTAAAGGAAACTAATTATGTCTGGATGGGAAACTGTTAGTAAATCAAATGATGGTTGGGAAGATGTTGGTGGTTGGGAAACAGTTTCTCCCGAAAAAGATAAAAAGACATCTTTAGAAAATCCTTTAATTGGTGCAGGTGAAGCCGCTCTATCTACCCTAACAGGACTAACATCAGGTTCTGTTGGTGGTATGATTGGTGGCGCACAAGGTATTCTGGACACTGTTCGTAGTGGAACCTTTGGCACACAAGAAGGTGTTAAGCAGGCGGGTGAGAAGTTCCATGAGTATGCAGACATGGCTACTTACTCACCACGTACTGCTGTTGGTAAGGAATATTCTGGCAAAGTTGGGCAAGTTATTAACGATGCCCTTCTACCACTTGTTAGTGCTGCTCCACAACTAGAAGCACTGGCTCATCTAGCTAAACCGGCAATGCGTCAAGCTGTTGGTGGAAAAGCTGTTGAGAATATTCCCGCTCCCACCATTGACAAAACTGATCCATCTATTAAAGCACCCGGACATGTTCCTTCAACTGGTGAACTCACTATGTTGAATCGTGTCTATCAATCATCTCTTGACAAGATTGCCAACATCGAAAAGATGATGACTGAGGTGAATGATGAAATCGCTAAGACACATGATAATGTTCCACAACATCTTCTAGACACCTTCAAAGAACTAGAAGATCAGCATCGCAAGGTTTCTACTAAGGCAACAGAACTTGAAAATATTCTGTCTGATCCTACACAGATTCCTGAGTCTCATTACACTGAGAACAAAATTGTTCGTGATGATCTAATGAACCAGATCAAGGCTCGTCGTAAGGCTGGTCGTGGTCCTCGTCAACCAGATCAAGAAGTTACTCTAGAAGATCAAGCAAAGATGTATCCTGAGGATGAGCAGGGTAATACTTCGTCTATTCGTGTAGTTGATGAAGCCTCACTAGAAGGTGGCCCCGTAGAGGCCTTTAAGATGTCACCAGTTGAGGTTGCAGTGTCTCGGATAGGTGAGGCTATGTCCATGCCTAAAGAGAAGCTTGTAGAGCGTTTACAGAAGGCTCGCACAGCACTAGATACTTTACCAGAAAGGGTTGCTCTTGATGAGTCTCCAGGTTCTCAGTACAGTTCATTAAAGGCTGCTCTAGAACAAGAAGCAAAGGCGTATGAAGCACTCATTCGTGGAGAGAAGCCAGACTTCAGTTGGTTTGAAGGTAAGCAGGAAACTTCTGCGACAGTTCCATATACAGAACCTATTTTTAGAACACCTGAACAGGCCACTGAAGCAGCTATTAAAAATAAAACTGAAGCCGTTACTCAAGGAGAGGCTTTACGAAAAACGGGACGCGAAACTCGTGAAATTCTAACGGAACGTGAGCGTTTAATAGACAAAGAAAATAAATCTTTGTTAGATGATTTACGTGTTGCAGAGTTGAATGACCAGTACAATGAAGTTCTAGTTCGCAATGATCCTAAGAATGAATTTAAAGATGTCTTAGAATCTTATCGTGAAGAACTTGCTGATCTACATGAATTTGCTTCTGAGATGGGTGCTGAATATGTTGCTAAACGTAAGCCCATTGTAGAAGATTTAATTTCAAAGTATCAAGAAGTTCAACGACAAATGGAGAATCCTAAACCTGTCGATAAATCAGTAGGTCCTGAAAGATTTGAATCTCTTGAGGAACTCGACCGTCAAACAACTTCACCTGACAATGGTCTACCTCCAATAGAAGCGTATGCTAATGAACCTGTTCTTACTCCTTGGCAACAACGTCAAAGAGGAGAGACTCCACCTGCTCCAAGGTCGGCTGCTCAACAACTACAACATCATCAGTATCAGTTTAATCACCTCTCCCGGATTCTTGATAATGTTAACAAACAGATTGCTGCATATGATTCCGGTGCGAATGTCCACCATGAATTTAATATTGCAAAAGCAACCAAGATGCGCGAGTCTCTCGAACGTCAGGTTGCTGAACATCAAGAAGGTATCGCAAAGGTTCTAGAGGTTAATCCAAAGCTACGTGAGAAACTAAACAAACTTGTTGGTGAAACCAAAGCAGAACCACAACCAGTTCCAGAGAACAAGTATGTTTCCATGAAGGAACTTACTGAAGCTACTGGTGAAGATGTTGTTGGTGCTATTCGTGCATTAGATGCTAACCCGTCCTTAGTGAACACTCTTCCGGGAACGAAGATTTCTTTTGATGTGAATCTTCCCCAGAAGTTTCAGAAGATCATGACATATCTAATCAAACTCACGAAGTTTGCAGATGAAAAGGTTTACTTTGTCTTAGCTGAGAATTTCCCTGCTGCTGGTCGTGTGATGCACGCTGGTAACACTACATACATTCGTCTACATCCAAGTAACATTGCAAAGAATCTAGCAGACTTGTCTGGAAAGAAGTTCTTCAATAAGCTTACTGGTGGGAAACTAACAGAGGCTCTAGAACATCTAAATACTACTCGTTATGCTGCTCACGAACTTGGTCATGCACTACTTAATAAGTATCTACGTGATTCAGTTACTCATACTGATGATCTAATGGTCCTTACAAAGCAGTGGGAAGAGTTTAATAAGAAAGCTAAGCACACTGCCAATTCCATCTTTGATATGGGTAAGGAAAAGCAACGTGCCGATTATCAAAAGGCTTTCCATGAATTCTTCGCTGAGAAGGTTGCAAGGGAACTCATGCACAAGCATGTTATCTCTGCCTTTGATAAGCGTAGTAAGGGTATGCTGTCTGATATTAAGAATGTTGTAGATGCTAGTCACAAGTATCTAAAAGATACCTTTGGGTTTGAACAACCAAAGCCGGACTTTGCAGACACAATCCTTTCTGATATTCTAAATGGTAGTACTGAGTATATTGCTAGTACCAGTAGACAAGCTGCCGATCGTGTTAAGATCATTGGTAATGACAAGTTGATTCTTGGTGAGAAAGCAGCAGATCGTGATGCCTTCCCGTTCTATCAAAAGACTTTGCAGGATACTCGCGAGGTTCTTGGTGCACTAGATGGTATCACGTCGATTAAGAAGACTGTGGCTGATGATGCTCCCATGAATGGAAGCTATCAACCGGGTCTATCTCGTCGTGCTGTAGAAGCAATCAGTTCTAGTTTTGTTGGTGCTGCCTCTAAGTTGTTTGGTAAGACTGGTGTTGCCCAAATCTTCAAAGACAATCCAATCATTCAGGATGTTTACTGGAAGATTCGCAACGCAGAGATAACTTCTGCAAGGATCGCAAATAACATTTGGTTCGGAGATGTTGGTCGTAAGGTGTGGGATGAAAGTAATTTCTTTGCTAAGTTGTCTAAGATCAAAGACAAGTCCAGTCCTTATATGGTTGTTAAAACATCTAAACCAGAAGACATGGCTGCTGTACATGATCTACTAAAGAAGGGACTAGAAGAAGGACTTGAGTATCACGAAACACTTGACAAGTATGGAACTGGTCTATCAACAGAGCAGCAAGGTATCTTTAAAACCCTAACTGGAATGTTCACCAAGCAGTATGAAGCTATGGTTAAAGAACAAGAAAAAATGGGTAAGAAGAATATCCTACCTCGTCGTAAGGGGTGGTATCCATCTGTGCGTAAAGGTGATTACTATGTTGATATTAACTTTCAGGGCACATCTGCATATCGTCAACACTTCACAACCAAAGCTGAAGGTGAAGCCTTCCTAGAAAAACTAGGATCAGGTAATCTAAAACATTTGTCTGCAACTGGTGTAGAGAAGATCAAGTTGGAAGATAGTAATCCATTCCTTGATAGTATCGACACATTCAAAGACTTCCTTGAGAAGAAGTATCCATCTGCTGGTGGTGTTCTAAAGAAGGATATTGAAGGACTAGTTGAAGCCTTGGTTACTCGTGGTGGTAAGCTTGGAAAGCATCATAACTATCGTTCTAACCTAGAAGGTTATAAGGGTTCTGAAGTATTTGCTTCTGCCAAAGAACGTGGTAACTCCTTTAAGGAAGCTATCCAAAACTCTGTCAATGATTACACAGGCACTCTACGTAAGATGCAGATCAACCATTCAGTTGAACCAATTATTCGTAATGGTGCTGAGACAATGCATCCGGATACTCTAGCTGTTATCCAACAGATGTCAGACTCTGCTCTTAATAAAGTAGAGAATAAGATGGCTGTTCTGGATGACAGCGTTCGTAACTGGGTAGACGCTGCTGCTAAGACTTTGTACGATGTTGCTGGTAAGGAATTCAAACCCGGTGATCCAGTGTTTGACAAAGTTAAGAATGGTATGCTAGAAACATTCTATCTAACCAAACTAATGGCAAAACCTGTGTTTGCTGTGGGTCAAGTTATTTCTACACCTGTTCAAGCAATTCGACATATGGCTTATGATGGTGGTCTACGTGCATACATGTCATTTGGTAAGGGTTTGTTTAAACTTGCTATCAATGACAAGGAACTCAAAGACAGTATCTTCAAAGTCAGTCAAGAAACTAACACATTTGAACCTCAGTTCATCGAGGCACTCCATCTGAATAAGAACGACAGTTCTCTTCTTGAAGGAATTAAGAAGTATATATTCTTGAACAAGGTCAACGAAGGAGCCGATTCACTATCCCGTGTATTGACCTATGCTAGTATGTATGAGCATTATAAATCACTGGGCAAGACAAAGGCAGAAGCTGAACAACTGGCAATGCACGGTACAGACACAACAATGGTTCAATATGGTCGCTCTGAACAAGCTCCCATGTTCCAACATGCCGGTATCGTAGGTGAAATGGCAAGACCATTACAAACATTTGGTCAAGCACAGTTTGCTAACCTTGTTGGGGATATTAAACACTTCAAGACACTTCAGCCAAAGACTTGGGCACCACTGCTTACATATGGTCTAACAGCTACAATGGTTGGTGGTGTTCTTGCTCCAGCTTTCATTACTGAATATGAAATTATTCGTAAATGGCTGAACGCTCAGTATCCTGAATACAGTATTCCAAGTGTTCTAGACTTAGTGGCTCATGACGATTCTATGATTGATCGTATCATTCCTGACAATGATCTTGTTCGCAAGACAATTGAATACGGACTACCATCTCTAAGTGGTATTGATCTTTCATCATCTGTTCGTGCTAACGAAAACTTCACAACGCTGTTGGGTAGTGTCCTTCTAGCTGAAGAGAGTTGGACAAGGATGTTCCCATTGATTCAATTGACTGCTGATACTGTGTCTGGTGGTTCTGTGTTAATTTCAGAAGCTCTTGGAAAGAAGCACACTGACGCTGATCTAAGCAAAGCTGTGAATAAAGCGTTACCTGTTGGTCCTATTGCGTATGGTGCTAAAGAACTCTTAGGAGTGAATGAGACAAACATCATGGGTAAACAGACAGGTATGATGCCTTTGGGTAATACTGGAATGGCTGAGAAACCTCGTCAACCTGTAGATGTTGTTGCAGGTTTAATGGGTACTCGTAGTACTGATGATCGTTTTGAAACTCAGAAGGCTCTGAATAGAACTGAGATTGATAAGAATCGTCAAAATCAGATCAAGCGTCTTGCTGATCTAGCCATAGAGACAGGCGACCCGAAGTATATCGAAAAAATCGTGTCTTATGGTATCGACAGCAAAACACTTGAAAATATGATTGGTTCAGAAATCTGGAGTCGTTTGGCTGATGTTGAAACTCGCTACCTTGTTAACTCAAAGGGCAAGGCACCAGCAAATTACGAGACTGCACGTAAGGCTAATCTATTGAATAAGTTTAGGAGTTCTCAATGACAGGTAAAGACATCATCAAGAAGTGGGAGGGGTTACGCTTAAAGGCGTACCTCTGTCCCGCTGGAGTACCAACGATTGGTTATGGTCATACATACAATGTAAAGATGGGACAGACAATTTCAGTAGCGCAAGCTGAGATGTTTCTAGACCATGACTATCAGGATGCAGAAGAGCAAGTTCTTTCTCTTGTCAAGGTTCCTCTAACAGAAAATCAGTTAGGTGCTTTAACGAGCTTTGTGTTCAATTTAGGCTCAGGTAATCTCCGTATATCAACCCTACTGAGAAAACTCAACCTAGGCGATTACAGAGGTGCTGCTGAGCAATTTGGAGCATGGAATAAGGCAAGAGTAAAAGGTGTCATGGTTGCTCTTGATGGTCTAACAAAACGACGTGCAGATGAGAAGAATCTTTTCTTAGCATAACAAAAAGCCCTCAAGGATTTCTCCAAGAGGGCTTTTTTACGTCTATTACTTTTGCTTAGGTCGGAACATTAAACCAACTTCCCATTCAGGTTCTTCATCAAAGTATGTCATAAATATAACACCTTCTTTGCCTTCAGGGTGTTGTTTAACTTCTTGTAAAGTCTCCATTAGTAATGCTTTGAATTCTTCGTTCATTGTATCTTTCTTATTATTATTATTGTTTGAGGTGATGGACTCGAACCATCTTTCAGATGCTATTGTCTAGCTGCCTATGCCCTTTGGCTTACCTCAAATACCACAAACACCACTTACACAAGCACGATCAATGTTCTCGTCATAGACAATACCCTTATGACGAAGTGCTTCTTCATAGGGAACTTCTGTTAGAGGTTGACCTCCTCGACTTCCATCTGGATAACAGGTAAACCCTCGTAGTCGTGGCGCATAGCGTGAAAGTGTCTCTGCAAACGATTTAACACATTCCTCATTATTACCTTTACTTCCCCATGAGGGTAGATTGATTGTTGAGGAAATTGACATATCAACGTAATCTTGAATGTCCGCTTGGAACTTGAGTCGTTTTTCGTAGTCATGGCTTAGTCCATATGCAGTCTCAATCTTGTTAGGATCAAGACTATATTCCTTGATTAGTTGATCGGCAGTTGTGTCAATAACATATTCATATCTCCACTTCGTTCCATCAGTGAGATAACGGCGCTTGTAAGCAACTGCAAACAGTGGTTCAATGCCTGTAGTTGTTCCTGCGAGGATACCAATAGACCCTGTTGGGGCAATTGCTCGATAAGCAACTGGCTTTGAGATGAACAAGTGTTCACAATGTTCATTAGCTGATCGTTCTGATTCATTCTTATATACCTTTAACCATTCATGTAATTCTGGAGTTACTTCGTATCCTTGTCCGCGTTGTAGAAGCCATGCATGGATACCCATAAGTCCCAGTCCAAGTCGTCGATTCTTTTCGCGGACCTTGTAGACTTTATCATACGGGAGATCGGCACGTAGCGTTCCACAAACAAGGAACTTGGAGCCGAGTTCAACAATATGTTTAAATTCTTCAATGTTCTGAATGTTACTGAGATTGATGCTACCAAGGTTACATACATCAGAGTCATCCTCAGACGTAACTTCAGTACATGCATTGCGAAGGGTTTCATTTTGCTTATCACCAAAGTTAAAAGAGAAACCGGGTTCACCAGTCATCATAGCCTGACGACAGTTCTCTACAAAGGTATGTAAACTTGCACGATCGGCATTGTACAACCACTTGTCATCATAATTAACAGAAATGTTAGTCATGTCAAGAGGAGCAGCAGCATTGAAGTCTTTGTCCTTCATTGCTTTGATTTCATCAGACCAATTCTTAGCAGTTAGAAAGTCCGGAATGTCTTCGTGCAACCAGTTGAGACTTGCGTAGATCGCGGATCGTCTTGATCCACCTTGCATCACTCCTCGACCAACTTCGTTTAGCATCTGCATCAGTGGGATCGGACCGCTGGACAATCCACCAGTACGACTCAGCGGCTTCCCTTTCGGACGTAGAATAGAATAATCGATACCAATTCCGCCCCCAGTCATAAGGCAACTCACTGCCCGTTGTGTTAGGTCTGCCCATTCTTCTCTCGTATCATGTTCTGCACGTAGCAGAAAACAATTATTAAAATAACTATTACCTCGACCAGCATACCAAAGATAACGACCACCTGGCACAAACTTCATTTCTTTAATATATTGTGCTAGTGAATCACGATCTTCTTGTGACATTAATGGTTTATCTTTACCCCACCGTGAACCACACACATCTTCAACCAAGCGATCAGCAAGAGCATCCCAAGTATCATTAGGGCCTTGTGCATACTTGTTCTTAAAGATGTTCTCACTAAAACTATTCTTGAATCGGTTAATCAACATTACGAATATAGTCCTTTAATTGTTGTTCCCAATCTTTATCTTCAATATTATGAAGTAATCGGGTCAGAGTCTTGCGCTCTTTATGATGTTCTTTTTTCATGGGGGAAGGGAGATTATCCTTCTTCCCTGTCCACGGTTTCGTCATCTTCATTGTAGTAATCTCGAATCCTTTGTTGCTTATCGAAAATAACGCCTTCTAATAGGTCTACAAGCTCTTCAGATGAGACATCTACAATCTCTAGTATAGATACCTCATCCTCATGCTTTAACCTCTGTAAGAGATCGTCAAATGTCACTTCTTAAAGGAAGCAGTAATACGTGCACCAAAGAGAAAACCGAAAGCAATATTAGCAGCTTCTAGAGCAAGTGCTTTTACAGCAAGATCAATCTCAGGAACAAATGCAGAAGTAATACCACCACCAATAACAACAAAGGCAGCAATGTAACGAGCAGAAGCGCGAAGATCAACAACCCACTGACTCGGCGTACCGCCGGGGTTGTCAAGAGCAGCAACTGCTTCTAGACGTTTGATGTCTTGTTCTTCTAGTTGAATTTGTTCAGCAACAGTGGTAGGTTTAACACCACCCGTGATAGCGTTAATACCCTGTTTGATACCCTCAACACTGACAGGAATTAGTGCTGAGAGTAATGTAGTTAAAAGCATACTCATATTATGGCATCCATGTAAATAAATTATTATCTAGCTCTTTAGCTAGAATATTATTAATTGTTTTGGCTACATCTCTAATTTCCCACTGTGCATGTGTGTCTGCACGAAGAGAGATGAAATCCAACCATGCTTGAAAATTACCTACTACAATTAGTTCTGTAGTAGTTGCTTCTGGCAGAACAAAGCGAGCATCTTCCTTTTTCATTCCTAGAGAAAGAAGATTATCATATGTACGTTTGGCTGCTTGAATAGCAATGTAATAAGTTTCTTCTTGTTCTTTGGTTAGATTAGGAACAACATAATCTGCATTTGATTCTTTACAATATCGTTGAGATCGTTGAAGAAAATCTAGATGTTTAGAACGGACAAATTGATGAGAACAAATTCGACTAATTCCAGACACACGGAAAACAGCAGAAGCAAACCTAAGAGTAGCAAGATGACCTTTATCCTTGCAGCTAATAGCACGACGGACACAAGAATTAGAATCCATAGAACTGTTGTAGCAAATTCCTGCATATTGTCCGATCTTTTCTAAAGCATTAGGAGTAATGTCAAGTAGTTCAACGTTCATCGCCTGACCCAGTAAGAACATCACGAGTTTTACGTGACTCTAACTTTGCATTATTGATAGTTAGAATATCTTCTAGAGAATAACCCAAAGAATCAGCAAGGCTAGCGACGTACCAGCAAACATCTCCAAGTTCATAAATAACACCACCAACATCGAGTTTATTATCACGTAGAAGTTTCTTGATCTTATCTGCCACTTCACCAGCTTCACCATTAAGGCCAAGAGCAAGATACGAAAGCTCGCTATCATTACCCGTTCCAGCACCGGGATAAATTGCTGTAGAGAGTGTCCATTGTTGATATGAGTTTGCGTTCATTGTGTGTCATCCTTTTGTAGTTCTTCATATGCAATCAAAGCATCAAGATAAATCTTAGCTTTGTGTAAATCACGTAGGCCATCCTTCTCACGCCAACGGAAAACATACTTCATAATATTACCTTCAGCAAATGGAACCTGTCGATCAATCAACAGGTCCATAAGGCGGGTGTCTTTATAGTGACTCGGACTTTGCATTAAATATTCCATGTCTAATACACTGTTCTTCAATAATTTTAATCAGGTCTGGATTTTTATATTCATAAATATCTGGAATATTAAAATTAAAAATAGGTTTGTCTATATTATCAGGAAAATTTCGCATAATATAAGAGAACTTGTCAGCATCAGAACAAATAATTATATCAGCCCATTCCACAAGAACTGTGTCTACAGGAATGAGAGCATAATCATGCACACCAGCAGCACGACAATTATAATCAGAAACACTTTGAATGTACCATGCAATGGTGGGGGATCGCAGTAATCCCGCAGAACAAACTGTGAGAACTCTTTTATATTTTCCTTGATATGGATTCTTACAGTTCCACAAAGCATTACTCCGTTTTTGCATTGTGTAACCTTTCAATTTCATTTGCTGCTTCTTCTAATAAATCTGCAAGACGATCTGGTTTATTTTCTTGTACTGATTTTCGTGTTGATATTTGTCTACGAATAGTAGCACGAATTCGCAATCGTTCAATTAGAGTTTGCATAATGCTCTCGTAAATATTTTAAACTTACAAAATGTTCATCAAAGGAACCATTCTGTACATCATATGCCATGAGAATTCCACGGAAATGATTATTACCTGTTGGCGTTAGATAGTCTTCATCATGTTCATAACAACTACCAGCAATGATGCAAGTAATAGTGCTACCATCGGGCCGTTTACCATAAGCCACTTGTTTCCCCTGCTGATGCCCAGCAATGCAAGACATATGCAACTTACTGACCATAGCGGAAGCAGTAGTAGCAGCACTACCCATGACACCTGTAGGAAAATAATGACTATAAGCAATGCCATCAATAAAAACAGGCTTGAGGAAATCATGAACTTCCCAATCTTGATATGGGAGATCGTTTGTACTAATGAGTCCTTCCAGTTTCGGATCATCGTTGATAGCCCTATTAATACGGTTCTCATGATTGCCTAAAAGCATCACCTTTCGTGGATTGTATTGTTTCTTTTTGTTAGCTTTAGCTGAAGCATTGTAAGAATACAATGGATCAAGAAGACATTGCATAGCCTTGTTAGCTGCGTCAATGTCCTTTGTATACCGCCTACCTTCAAAAGATTTCTTTCCTACATCATAGCTAGAGAGACTAGGCATGTCTGCAAAGTCTCCTAGGTGAATAACAACATCAGGCTTAACATCTACGATGT